AATTAAAGGTCAGAAAGAGGCTAGCAAAAAAGAAGGTAAAATGTCTAGAAAAGAAATTAGATTGCAAAAACTAAATTCAAAAGCTGCTTCAACAAAAAGATCAACAAATAAAACAATTAAAAGCATAGATTCTAAAAAAGCTGAATCCGCTGATACAAAAGCAAAACAAACTAGTGCAAAGTCTAGCCGAGCCATTTCAATTGATAAAAAAGCTAGGTTAGAAAAAAAGGCCGGTAAACTTAAATCAAGAATAGAAGTACAAAAAAACAATAAAGCTAACAGAGAAGCAAATAAAAAAATTAGAAAAAACAGATAGGACTGTATAAACCCTAGCAAACAAAAACAACAACAATAACAAAAACAAACACAATGGCTAAATTTTTATCATTTAACGTTACTAATACTGGCGCTGCAACAACAGAAGGAGAGTACTTAGTAAACGTAGATCAGATCAGTGCACTAACTTACGTTACTGCAACAGGCGTATTAACTGTAGAATTAAAAAATACTGCAACTTCACAAATTGCATTTTTACTTTCAACATCTAATGCAGGAGCAGCTGCTGTACCAACAATTACTGCAGGAACTCCAACGCTTCAAACAGTTAACAGATCTTTAACTGCTAATCCAGGTGGAGTAAAAGCTTCTGTTGGTTTTGGAAAAGATCAAACAACTGGTGTACCAGCTCCAGGACAAGCTCCTTTAGTTGGCAACTTACAAATATTTGTAAACACAGTTACTTATACTGCCTAATTATTAATTCATATGCCTCTTGCTCTGGTAAGAGGTATATAATCTTATTTATATGAAAGCAACGGGGCTAGGCGATACAATTGAAAAAATAACAACCGTAACAGGTGTTAAAAGTGTTGTAGGTTTAATTTCTAAAAATTTAAAAAAACCTTGTGGTTGCCAAAAAAGAAAAGAAGCTTTAAATAAAAAATTTCCTTATGGCGTTTAAATTAAACACACCACCTTATAATCAAGATAATACACCTATATATAGTGTAGATTTAGGAGATGATGTTTTAGGCAAAGCTAATAATAATGGAACTATATTAGTTAATAAAAATTTAAATCCAAAAAAAATTGATAAAGTAGTTGGCCATGAAATGGTACATATAGATCAATTTAAACGAGGAGATTTAGATTATGACGATAAAAATGTTTACTGGAAAGGTAAAACATATTCTAGAAGTAAAATGCAAGAAGGTGCTAAAGAACTTCCTTGGGAAAAAGAAGCATATAACAAAACAAAAAAATAATATTATGAGTACATTTATGTCAAAACACGCGGCAAATCTTTTAAATATTAATCCAATGGCTAAAAGAGCAAGCGCAATGGAAATGAAAGGCGATTTAGATAAGGATGGAAGTATGAGTTCTTACGAAACTACTCGTCAGAAAGCAATTGAAAAAAATATGAAGAAGTAAAATGTGGAAATTACTAGTAGGTCTTTTAAAAGGCGGGGATAATAAAAAATCCGCAGCTGGTAATTTAGCATGGGAAATTCGAGAAGCTATTAAGGGCAAAGAACTAGACCCTAATGAAATTATTGAATTACAAACTAAAATAAATGAAATTGAAGCCGGACATAGAACATTATTTGTTGCAGGCTGGAGGCCTTTTATAGGTTGGATATGCGGAGTTGCATTAGCTTACAACTTTGTAATAAGAGATTTATTTATTTGGATTACAAAAACAGCGGACGCTCCTCCGGCATTACAAATGGAGCATTTAATGACTGTACTATTGGGTATGTTAGGCCTTGGGGGTTTACGTACTTTTGAAAAAATAAAAGATAAAACAAAATAAAAACATGTATCCACAAAATCAAAGTACTATGTACACTAACGCCGTTGCGTTATTAACATCAGCAACCCTGAGATCACCAGGAGCAACCGCCGCTGGAATACCAGTGGGTCAATTTGCATCAACTCTTTCTGGAAATATTCCTGTTAGTACAACTGTAATAGCATTTGCTTCAGGCGGTACTTTTTTAGGTTCTGCTCAAGAAAGACCTACTGCAGGTTATCAAAATAAAGATAAAGGCGTATCTTACAGATTAACTACAGATAATGCAGGAACAATAATTAATTGTGTTGTTGCATCAACACGGGCAGCTGGTTCAGCCCAAGCGGCTGTAGTTACCGCTCCAGTAAATCCAGGTGCAGGTCCTAATATGGGAGTCGCGGCACAAACAATAATTTTTGATGCAGCATCTATTACAGCTGCCTTTACGGCTAGTAATGATGGTAATGCTATAACGGGAGCCTTAACAGTTACTATAGCTGCAACAGATTTACAAAGACCTTTTAGCGGAGGTACAGGCGCAGCAACAAACGGTATCTATGAAGCTGATATACAGTCAGGTGGTGATGCTTTTGGATTATATATTAATGGAGCAGCTGGAGGAAGTGCTGTTAAAGTAGAATTAGCTTCAGCACCACCTAATCAAACCATTACCTTAAATGGTATATTGCAAGGAACAACATTAGACGGATTATTTAGAAAAGTATACACAACTGATGCTGCAACTACAGCAACAACTATTATAGCATTATATTAAAATAAGTTAAATTAAATTAAATTAAATCAAATGACAAAAGTAAAAACAGAAGTAAAGAAAAACAAAGTAACAGAAGAGCAACTTTCTAAAGTTAAAGAACAACAAACAAAAATGAATAATCTTTTAAGAGATGTTGGGTTTGTTGAAAATCAAAAACACGTATTACTACATGAATACGCTGGTATAAGCCAAGAAATGGAAGAGTATAAAAAAGAATTAGAAAAAGAGTACGGTGCAATTAGCATTGATTTAGAAACAGGTGAATATTCTGAAATAGAAAGTTCTGAAGAAGTAAAGCAATAAAATGTCTAGTATTATAAGGAAGATCAGCATTGGTTCTGATTATAAAAATGATGCCATGCACTACTCCGTTGGACAAGAAGTCTATGGGGGACATAAAATAGCTTATATCATATTTGAAGATACTGATGGTTCTTATAATATTTTTATTAAAAAAAACAACGAGGTATTGCCGTGGAAGAAGTTTAATACTAACATGGCGGTATCTGTTGAATATAATTTAGAATATGAATAGTGTATACGATTTTATTGTTGAACCAATAGGAGAAAGATATAACAACACTTTAAAAATAAACGATAAAAATTTAATATTAAATTCTAGTATAGAATCTTTTAAATTTATAAATAAAAAAGCTAAAGTAATTTCTGTACCATTAGCATATAAAACTTTAATAAAAATAGGTGATGAAATAATAATACATCACAATGTTTTTAGAAGATATTATGATATAAGAGGTAAAGAAAAAAATAGTAGCAAATATTTTAAAGATAATTTGTATTTTTGTCAAATAGATCAAATTTATTTGCATAAAAAAAATAGTGAATGGAAAGCTTTTGGAGACAGATGCTTTGTTAAACCTATTTTAAATAATGACTATTTAAAGCAAGATAAAGAACAGAGCCTTATTGGTATATTAAAATATGACAATAGCTCTTTAAATGCGCTTGATATTAGCTCTGGTGACCTAGTAGGGTTTACACCAAATGGCGAATGGGAGTTTATAATAGATAACGAGCGTTTATACTGTATGAAATCAAATGATATTGTTATTAAATATGAATACAAAGGAGACGAAGTTGAATATAATCCAGGCTGGGCAGTTAGCAGTTGAGGAATTAATTAAAGTAGCTAAAGAAGCAATTGTAGATTCAGGTGATGATATATCTGCAGATAGACTTAAAAATGCTGCTGCAACTAAAAAACTAGCAATATTTGATGCGTTTGAAATATTAACTCGAATAGAGCAAGAAGAAAAAATGTTAGAAGATAATACAAAGCAAGCTAATAAATTTGGCGGTTTTGCTGAAAGCAGATCTAAATAATGTATCAACAAACGTTATATTCAATAGTAGATGATCACATAAGACCTAATACTTTAAAAAGATTAAATAGATTAAAAAGTTTTAAGTACGGTTATAATAAAGAATATGATTTAGTAGTTATAAGTAAAAATGGCACTGTAGGTGCAATATATGATATACAAGGCTTTCGGATTGGTTTACCAATAATTAACAAAGCTTATAAAAAAAGTAATGTAAAAGCTGAGCAGCATTGGGAAAAGTTTGAATATCCTAAAGCATTAAGCAAAATTAAAAGTGTTTTTGATTGGAATAATTATCCTGACAATTTTAAAGAACAATGGTATAACTATATAGAGAATGAATTTAAAGCTAGAGAAGAAGGGTTTTCGTTCTACAATAATGGCACCCCTACTTACATTACTGGTTCTCATTACATGTACTTGCAGTGGACCAAGATTGATGTTGGGGCCGCAGAGTTCAGGGAATCTAACAGACTATTCTACATATTTTGGGAAGCCTGTAAGGCCGACAGTAGGTGTTACGGTATATGCTACCTCAAGAATAGACGGTCTGGGTTTAGCTTCATGGCATCATCAGAGACTGTTAGCCAGGCAACAATATCAAGCGATGCTAGATTTGGAATTTTATCGAAAACGGGTGCTGATGCAAAAAAAATGTTTACCGACAAAGTTGTACCAATATCCACGAACTATCCGTTCTTCTTCAAGCCGGTACAAGACGGGATGGACAGGCCGAAGACGGAGCTTGCGTACAGGGTCCCTGCCTCGAAATTAACTAGAAGAAAAATAGAATTAAACGAGCAGTTAAAAGATATTGAAGGATTAGATACTACTATTGACTGGAAGAATACAGGAGATAACAGTTATGACGGTGAAAAACTCAAGCTATTAGTACATGATGAATCTGGTAAATGGGAAAGACCTGATAATATATTAAATAACTGGAGAGTAACTAAAACTACATTAAGACTAGGTAGCAGAATAGTTGGTAAGTGTATGATGGGATCAACATCAAACGCATTAGATAAAGGGGGAGAAAATTTTAAAAGATTATATGAAAATTCAAGTGTTACTAAAAGAAACCGCAACGGTCAGACTAGCTCAGGATTATATTCTTTGTTCATACCTATGGAATGGAATTACGAAGGATTCATTGATAAATATGGAGTACCTATATTCGATACACCAAAAACACCAGTAACTAGTATAGATAAAAGTGAAGTAGATATAGGTGTAATAGATTATTGGCAAAATGAAGTAGATGGTTTAAAAACAGATCAAGATGCTTTAAATGAATTTTATAGACAATTTCCCAGAACTATGCAACATGCATTTAGGGATGAAACCAAACAATCTTTATTTAATCTAACTAAGATTTACGAACAAATAGATTATAATGAAGAAATTACTAAGTCAAGTTTAATAACACAAGGTAATTTTCAATGGTTTGGCGGAGTACGAGATACTAAAGTAATGTTTGTTCCAAACAATAAAGGAAGATTTTTTATTTCCTGGGTACCGGATAATAACATGCAAAACAAAATTATTTTAAAAAATGGGGCTAAGCATCCAGGCAATGAACATTGCGGAGCATTTGGATGTGACAGTTATGATATATCAGGCACAGTAGATGGCAGAGGATCTAAAGGATCTTTGCACGGATTAACAAAGTTTTCTATGGAAGATATTCCGCCTAATATGTTTTTTTTAGAATATGTTGCAAGACCTGATAATGCAGAAACATTTTTTGAAGATGTATTAATGGCTTTAGTGTTTTATGGAATGCCTATACTTGCGGAAAATAATAAACCAAGATTATTATATTATTTAAAAAGAAGAGGTTATAGAGGATACTCAATAAATAGACCTGATAAAAATTATAATAAATTATCTATTACGGAAAAAGAAATTGGAGGCGTGCCAAATTCAAGTGAAGATATGAAACAGGCGCATGCTGCCGCTATAGAAAGCTATATAGACGCTTACGTAGGATTTAATAATGATGCCTATGGTGATATGTATTTTTTAAGAACGCTTAATGACTGGTCTAAGTTTAATTTAAATAATAGAACAAAATATGATGCTTCTATTAGTTCAGGATTAGCTATAATGGCTTGTAATAAAAACAAATACGCACCTTCTGCTAAAAGAGTTTTTAAGCCTATGGATATAGGAATAAAAAAATATAATAATGATGGTATTACATCTAAAATAATTTAAATAAATGGTTTACACAAATTATAACAGTTCATTCCCAGATCAGGTAGTACCAGATTCAGTAAAGAATAGTTATGACTATGGATTACAAGTGGCTCAAGCCATTGAAAACGAATGGTTTAAACAAGATATAGGTGGCGATAGATATTTGCAAAATTATCAAAACTATCATAGTCTAAGATTATATGCTAGAGGAGAGCAACCTGTTTCAAAATATAAAAATGAATTGTCTATAAACGGTGATTTATCTTATTTAAATTTAGATTGGAAAATAGTACCAGTTATTCCTAAGTTTGTTGATATTGTAGTGAACGGCATGACAGAAAAAGGTTATAAAATAAAATCTTTTGCTACTGATCCATTTGCATTAAAAGAAAGAACCAGATATGCTGCTAGCATAATGGAAGATATGTATTCACAGTCTTTTGTTGAAAATATTAAACAAACAACAGGAGCAGATCTTTATAATACTTCTAATCCAGAAAATCTTCCAAAAAGCAAAGAAGAATTAGAATTAGTAATGCAGCTAAATTACAAACAAGCTGTTGAAATTGCTGAAGAAGAATTAATAGAAAATGTTTTTGCTGCTAATAAATATAAAGAAGATCAAAGACGTATTGCATATGATTTAGCAGTATTAGGAATTGGGGCTTCAAAAACAAGTTTTAATCTATCGGAAGGTGTTACAGTTGATTATGTAGATCCTGCGGCAATAGTTTATTCTTATACAGAAGATCCTAATTTTGAAGATATATATTACGTAGGAGAAGTTAAAAATTTAAGCATAGCTGAAATAAAAAGACAATTCTCTTATTTAACAGACCAAGACTTACAAGAAATACAAAAATATAAAGGTCCTGCTAACACTAATTATGTAAGAAATTATGGAGGTCAAGATGATAATAACTTAGTATCAATATTGTTTTTTGAATATAAAACTTATACAAATCAAGTATTTAAAATTAAAAAAACAGATCAAGGTCTTGAAAAAACTATTGAAAAAGATGATTTATTTGATCCTCCAGAAAACGATAACTTTGAAAGAGTATCTCGTAGCATCGAAGTTTTATATACAGGAGCTAAGGTTTTAGGAATGAGTAAAGTGTTAGAATGGAAATTTGCAGAAAACATGACTAGGCCTTATTCTGATACTACTAAAGTTAATATGAGTTATGCAATTTCAGCACCTAGAATGTATAAAGGCAAAATAGATTCTTTAGTTAATAGAATAACTAGCTTTGCGGACATGATTCAATTAACTCATTTAAAATTACAACAAGTATTATCTCGTGTAGTTCCTGATGGTGTGTATTTAGATATGGATGGTCTAGCTGAGGTTGATCTTGGTAATGGTACGAATTACAATCCGGCGGAAGCATTAAACATGTACTTCCAAACGGGAAGCATTGTTGGAAGATCTTTAACACAAGATGGTGAATTAAATAGAGGTAAAGTTCCAATACAAGAATTAAAATCTTCTAGTGGTCTTGCAAAAATACAAGCTTTAATACAAACTTATCAGTATTATTTACAAATGATAAGAGATACAACCGGCTTAAATGAAGCTAGGGATGGAAGCTCTCCAGATAAAAATGCTTTAGTAGGATTGCAAAAAATGGCAGCTGCTAATTCAAATACAGCCACAAGACATATATTAAAATCTTTAATGTATATTACTATTAAAACTGCAGAAAACATAAGCTTAAGAGTAAATGATGCATTACAATTCCCATTAACACGTGAATCTTTATTAAGTAGTATAAATACATTTAATGTAGCAACATTAGAAGAAGTAGAAAATATATGCTTGCATGATTTTGGAATATTTTTAGAACTTGAACCAGATGAAGAAGAAAAAGCACAATTAGAACAAAATATTCAAGTTTCATTACAGCAAGGTAATATTGATTTAGAAGACGCTATTGATATAAGACAAGTTAATAATCTTAAATTAGCTAATCAACTTTTAAAAGTAAAAAGAACTCAAAAACAAAAAAGAGATCAAGAAATACAAAAAGCTAATATAGCTGCTCAGGGAGAAGCAAACGCAAAAGCTTCTGAAGCCGCTGCACTTGCTGAAGTTCAAAAAGGCCAAGCCTTAGCTGAAACTAAAATGCAATTAGAAAAAGCTAAATCAGATTACGAAATACAAAGAATGGAACAAGAGGCGTTAATTAAAAAGCAATTAATGGCTGAAGAGTTTAGTTATCAAATGCAACTAGCTCAAATACAAGCTAAAGCTACTACTCAAAAAGAACAAGAAATAGAAGATCGAAAAGATCAAAGAGTTAAAATACAAGGCACTCAACAATCAGAACTTATAGATCAAAGACAAAACGATTTATTACCCAAAAATTTTGAATCATCAGGAAATGATAATTTAGATGGATTTGGTTTAGAACAATTTGGGCCGTCGTAATTTTTATTAATTAATTTTATTATATCATGTCAACAGAAGTAAAACAAGAAGGAGAGTTTAAAATTAAAAAGCGAACTCCAAAAAAGTTAGTTAACCAAGAAGGTAACATAACTAAATTAGATTTAACAAAGCCAGGAAACGAACAAGGTGTTGTAATGCCTTCAGTACAAAAAGTTATTATTCCTAACGAAGAATTAAAAAAACAAAAAGATGCCGTTCAAGAGTCAAGCACAGCGAAATTGGATGTACATGAATCATCCGGAAATGGCGAAGAAGTGGGAAAAGGAAACACCGAAGAGCCAATTATTACCGAAAAAATTGAAGAACAAGAAGTAGAAGATTCTCCATTACAACAAATAGATAAAGTTGAAGAAGTTAAAACAGAAGAACCTTTAGAAGCAAAAATAAAAACTATTGATTCTCAGTCTGCCGCACCTGAGTTACCAGAAGGAGTAGATAAACTTTTAAAGTTTATGAAAGAAACTGGTGGAGATGTAAATGATTATGCTAGATTAAATGCGGATTATTCTACAGTAGATAATACTACATTAATTAAAGAATATTATAAACAAACAAAACCTCATTTAGATTCAGAAGATGTAAGTCTTTTATTAGAAGACTTTGATTATGATGCAGAATTAGATGAAGATAGAGATATACGCAAAAAGAAACTTGCGTTTAAAGAAGAAGTTGCAAAAGCCAAAAACTTTTTAGAAGATACTAAAAGTAAATATTACGAGGAAATCAAGTTGAGACCCGGACTTACTCAAGATCAACAAAAAGCTACTGACTTTTTTAACCGATACCAAGAAGACGAAAAAGCTAACGAATTAGTCAGAGACGACTTTATGCAAAGTACTAATAATTATTTTTCTAATGATTTCAAAGGTTTTGATTTTAAATTAGGAGATAAAAATTTTAAGTATGGCGTTAAAGATCCATCTGCAGTTGCTGATAAACAAAAGGATTTATCTGAATTTGTAGGGACGTTCCTTAACGAAAAAGGTAATATGAAAGACCCCGCTGGTTATCACAAAGCTATTTATGCTGCTAGAAATGCTGATACTATGGCAAGTCATTTTTATGAGCAAGGTAAAACCGATGCTATTAAAGAACAAATTGCTAAGTCTAAAAATATAACAACAGAACCTAGGCAAACTGCTAGTGGTGATGTTTTTGTTAATGGATTAAAAGTAAAAGCGCTTTCTGGCGTAGACTCTTCAAAACTTAAAATTAAAAACAGAAAATTTAACAATTAAAAATTAATTAATTATGGCAAATGTCATCCCAAGCTTTGGGGCAATTACACCGAGTCAACAACAACAGGCTCTTTCAACAAATTATTTACAATTCACAAACGCTGCTGGAGCTAACTTCTCCTCTTTTGCGCAACAGTATCTTCCTGAGATATATGAGCAAGAAGTAGAGCGTTATGGGAATAGAACACTTTCTGGATTCCTTCGTATGGTTGGAGCAGAAATGCCTATGACTTCAGATCAAGTTATTTGGTCAGAACAGAATAGATTACATGTTGCTTACAATGGAGTTACTAAAACCGCTGCTGGTGGTGACAACACTTTAACTTTTCCACTTGTGGCCGTTGCAGGTCCTACATTTGTAGACAACGTAATTTCAGTGCAAGATACTATCGTTATTATGAATCCAACTAATGGACTAGAAGTAAAAGCTTTAGTTACAGCTAGTGCAGGTTCTAATGCTGCTGGTTCTGCTCTTGGTACAATTACTGTTGCTCCTTATATTGGTGCTAGTGTAGCAACTACTTTAGGTGCAGCTGGAGCTGCTCTTGCTGGTCTTAAAATCTTTGTTTACGGTTCTGAATACAGAAAAGGAACAAATGATAATACCATTACAAGCATTACTCCTTCTTTCACTCAATTTAACAACTCTCCTATTATTATTAAGGACAGATACGAAATTAACGGATCTGACATGGCTCAAATTGGATGGATTGAAGTAGCTACAGAAGATGGAACTTCAGGTTACCTATGGTATCTAAAAGCTGAATCTGAAACTCGTTTACGTTTTGAAGACTATCTTGAAATGGCAATGGTTGAAGGTGAACTTGCTGCCGTAGGTTCTGCAGTCGCTGGTCTTGCTCCTACTTTTGGTGGAACTGAAGGTCTTTTTGCTGCTATCAATACTAGAGGTAATGTACTAAACAACTTTAGTGCTACTGCTGGTCTTGGAGAATTTGACAGTATTCTTAAGAATCTTGATACTCAAGGGGCTATTGAAGAGAACATGCTTTTCTTAAACAGAAAAACTTCTTTGGATTTTGATGATATGCTAGGTGCTATTTCATCAGGAGTACAAGGAGGTACTGCTTTTGGATTGTTTGAAAACTCTGAAGAAATGGCTTTGAATCTTGGATTCTCAGGATTTAGAAGAGGTTCTTACGACTTTTACAAAACTGACTGGAAATATCTTAACGATGCTTCTACAAGAGGTGGAGTACAGGTTTCAGGTATTGATGGAGTTCTTATTCCTGCAGGTACATCTACAGTTTACGATCAAATTTTAGGATCTAACATTCGTAGACCATTCCTACACGTACGTTATAGAGCTTCTGAAACAGAAGATAGAAGAATGAAATCTTGGATTACAGGTTCTGCCGGTGGTGCTTACACTACAGGAATTGACTCTATGGTAGTTCACTTCTTATCTGAAAGATGTTTATGTGTACAAGGTGCTAACAATTTTGTATTGTTTACTGCATCATAGTATTTTGATAAAGATAAGGCGTCATATATTTGGCGCCTTGCTTTATTTTTTTAATTATTTAATTTTATTATATCATGGCTAAAAAAGCTAACACAGCAGTAAAAGATGTTGAGGTTGCAACTCAAACAATTGAAAAACCAATTACTAAAACTACTCAACAGCCTAAAAAGCCTAGTTGGGAAATTAAAGATAGAACGTATACTTTGCTTGGACATCATTCTCCAATAACATATACAATACCAGCGAGGCATAGCGCTAAGTATCCTTTGCTTTGGTTTGATGAAGAATCAGGCGAACAAAAAGAATTAAGATATGCAACTAATCAAAACTCCGTATTTGTACAAGATCAAAAAGGAGAAGCTACATTAGGTCATATTATTTTTCACAATGGTACACTAAGTGTTGGTAAGCAAAATCAAAACTTACAAAAAATGCTTTCTTTATACCATCCTACTAAAAATGTAAAATATAAAGAATTTGATCCAGTTGAAATAGCGCATGATGAATTAGACGATTTAGTAATAACTATTGAAGCTTTAAACATGGCTAGAGAAATGGATATTGATATAGCAGAAGCTGTATTAAGAGTTGAGATTGGATCTAAGGTATCTGAGATGAGTTCTAAGGAGATTAGAAGAGATCTTATACTATTTGCCCAGCGTAACGCAGAGCTGTTCATAGATCTTGCTAATGACGATAATGTACAACTTAGAAATCTTGCTATAAATGCTACTGAAGCGGGTATTATATCTTTATCTCAGGATCAAAGAACATTTAATTGGGCTTCTAATAATAGAAAATTAATTAACGTTCCTTTTGATGAAAATCCATATTCAGCTATGGCAGCATTCTTTAAAACAGATGAAGGTGTAGAAATTTATAAATCTATAGAGAAAAAACTTTCATAACGTGTAATATTTATAATATGTAGAGCCGTCTTTTGGCGGCTCTATTATTATATAACAAAAAATAAACAATGGCAATAAATGTAAATACTGTATATCAAACAGTTTTGTTGATATTAAATAAAGAACAAAGAGGCTATATGACCCCTGATGAATTTAATTCAGTGGGTACTCAAGTTCAACTTGAAGTATTTGAAAAATACTTTGAAGATTTAAATCAACAAATACGTGTGCCACAAACAGATTTTAATTATTCTGATAGAGTAGAAAATATAGATGAAAAAATAGCTATATTTAAAACATTTGGTAATGCTGAGTATAAGCCTTTGGCAACTACCACTGATAAACCTTTTGCTTTACCAACAATAGATTCTTATGGAATTGCTGTTGATTTTTACAGACTAGGAGAAGTAACGCACAATAATGAAGTTCTTGTTCAAAGACTTCAAAGAAATGATTTTTATACTTCAGAAAAATCAAAATTAACTAAAGCCACAACAACTTTTCCAACATATTTGTATGAAAATAATTTACTTTATGTTAGACCAACAATTATAATTAGCAATATACAAGTTGATTATATTAAAAAACCTTTAAATCCTGTGTGGGGATTTACAGTGGGTACCTTAGGGCAATATCAATATGACAACAGCGCTTATAATCCAGCAGCAGTACCAGCTACAGGTTCAAGAAATTTTGAACTTCATGAATCAGAACAAACTGAGATTATATTAAGAATATTACAATATGCTGGAATAATAATAAGAGATCCCCAAATAATACAAGCCGCCGCGCAACAAGTGCAAATGGATGAAATGAATAAAAAAAGCTAATAAATTATGGCCAAACCTGATGGTGGTTTAATACAAGAAACCAATAGACAATATTACGAAGGCGCACAAAGTTTTGTTGCAGATGGAACAAACAATGTTTTTACAGCTAACTTTAATACAAATTTAGTTTTTGGAAGTTTTGACCCTAACGTGTTTAATTATGGATTAAATAATTTTAAATTGTTTACTAGTCCAACAGGTTTAGCGGGTTCTTATACAGAATATATTCAAGCTTATACTGTTGTTAATAATGTTATAACTATAACCGCAGTCCCGCCCCAATTTACTGTAATAGTAATTCAATTAAAAGTATTAACCGGTGGCAATTATGGAAATAACGATACATTTGGAAACGTTGTAGAAAACAATTATGGAGGTTACCAATATATAACTATACCAGAGTTAATTACAAATTTTATGGTTGGTTATGTTGGAGCTGGTAAAATAATATCAAGTGTAAAAAGAACTGATGTAATATTTCACGCTAAGCGTTCCTTACAAGAATTTAGCTATGATACATTAAGAAGTATAAAATCACAAGAAGCAACTATACCTCCTAATTTATCTATTCCAATACCTCAAGATTATGTAAATTATGTTCAAATGTCTTGGATTGATAATCTAGGTGTTAAACATATTATATATCCTACAACTTTAACATCCAATCCAGAAAGCTTATTACCACAAGATTGGCAAGGTATACCTATACAAGATAATTTTGATGAAGATTTAGACTCTACTTCAATAACTGAATCAAGATGGGCTAATGCTAATGATAATTTAATAGTAGGTAATGTTAATAATAATGCTATAAACAGCGGATTAGTACCTAATGGAGAAGGTGGTTTTATAGAATCTTTTTTAGGTCAACGTTATGGATTAGATCCAGAAACATCTCAAACAAACGGATGGTTTACTATAAACAATAGAGAAGGTAAAATGTCTTTTTCTAGTAATTTAAGAAATAAACTTATTATTTTAGAATATATATCTGATGGTCTAGCATATGATCAGGATATGAAAGTTCCTAAAATGGCCGAAGATGCAATATATTCATATATAAATCATGCTGTATTGGCTACTAAAGCAAATAC